GAAACAATAGAAGAAAAAAGGAATGGTTGTTGATGATAAAACATACCCAACTGTTTCTGTATTTAGTAGGAGCATTGATCGGAATGAGTCTGATTACTTTATTGGTACTATTAATTTAAACTAAAGGAATGTGTGATGATAATAAATGATGAAGGGTTAAGGCTGTGTTCAGTATGCAAGGAACCTTTGTTTACAGAAGAATTTTCTGAAAATGTAAAACCACCAGAGCGGGCACTTCTTAAGCCACCTAATAAAGATGAGTGTCTACTGTGTTATTTTAAACGAGTGGACATTGACAAGAAACTTAATCCCAAAGAACACGAAGAATTTATAGAAGAAGAAACAGAACGCAGGAGAAAAAAATGGGCAAACAACCAATCAAATTAAAAAAATATGTTTATGATGAAGATAATCCCCGTCAAATAATTTGGGATTCTTCAAGTCTATCTACATTTTTAGCGTGTCCTAGACTCTATAATTTATCTAACTTATTAGGATATAAGTTAAAGATGTATGCTCCCGTTACAGGATTTGGATCGGCTGTTCACGATGGGTATGAAGTATTAGACAGATGTAAATTTAAAAAGAAAAATAAAGAAGAAGCTGTGCTTGAAGCAGTAACTCACATCATAAAAGAATGTGGGGAAGATTTAAATAAGTCACAAGATAAGGCGCGTGGACTTGAGGCGGCAATGAGAGCTGTAGTATGGCGAGCAGAAGAATATTGGGAAGATACTTTAAAGATTGCAACTATGCCTAATGGTGCCCCCTGTTTAGAGCAGAGGTTTGAAGTTCCATTTGGTACACAAGGTCATAGGTTGTCGGGTCGGATTGATAAGATCGTGGAGTTGGATAATCGTTTATACTTATGTGACACCAAGACCACCAAGACTTCTTTAACGGATTTATATTTTAGAAATTTTCAACCTAATAATCAGATCTATGCTTACATATGGGCGGCGAGAAATATATTGGGATTGGATATCGCAGGTTTTATTGTTGACGCTATACAAACAGGAGTTAATTTCTGTAGATTTAATAGAAGTATATTTAATGTATCACAAAAATCCATTGATGAATGGTATATAGATGCACAATACGCCATTGGTTTAGCTGATGCATATAGTGTTAACGAATATTATCCCGCGAACTTTACATCGTGCGGAAATTATGGTGGATGTAAATTTAGAGAAGTGTGTGCGGAATCTCCCGATCACAGAAAAATTATATTAAATGAGGATTTTATAAAGGAACTTCACGCTGATTTAGTGGTGGACAATGTAATAAATTTAGAGGAAGCGAGGAAAAATAAATGAATGGTTTCAAAGCATGGAGTAAAGAAAAAGTAGAGGAATTAAAAAGATTAAGTAAAGACAAGCGACCTTGTGAGATTGTTACCATAATGGGATTGAAAAAAAATTCCATTCTTGGCAAACTTTATCGATTGAAAGTGTCTGAAGGGTACACTCCTCCATCTGATTCCAAATATGCAAAGCCGCGACGACGACCTCGTATGTCAGAAAGAATAATAGTAGGAAAGCGTAAATGTAACACATGTGAAAATGAATTTGAGTTCTATTCTTCTTATCAACGTTTCTGTGTACCATGCAAAGAGACTATCAATTCACATGGCTATGGAAACTATCCTATTTAAATGAGAATAATAATCTTACTATTATTTATATTCAGTTTAAATGGGTGTGCCTTTATGGTTGCAAAAGAAACGGCTAAAGTTATTGATACTGTTTTGGAAGGTGATCCTAATCCAACAAAGAAGGAAAAGATATTAAAGAAACAACAAAGCAAAATGAAGTCAAACAAAAATAAAGCGCGGGAATTTTATTGCAATAAAGTAAAAGACCCGATAAAATGTAAGGATTTAGAATGAAAAAAGAACAGAACCAGGCAGAAAAAAATTGGGATAGTTTCCTTCCATTTTATTCACAATGGTATTGGCAAGAGGCGTTGATGTATCCGTATGAAAAAACGAAAGTATATTATCACGGACCGCGTGAAGAATGGATGAATCTTATGGAGGATGAAGATGAGTAAGGCAGACTTAAAAAGAAAAGGACATAAGGGCAGGCGTAAGGTCGGCTCACAAAAGAGACGCAATCGTAGGCGTATCCGTTTAGGATTAAAGGTACGAAGAAAATAGTTGTTGACAATTATTTTATTTATGATAGACTATGAAAATTATAGGAGACAAAAACATGGCAAGTATTAAAGATCATATATCAACTGATGTAACTAAACTGTTACTCGTAGGAGATAGTGGTTCTGGAAAGACGGCTTCATTAGCGGCATTAGCCAATGCAGGATATAATTTACGTATCTTGGATTATGATGACGGCTTGGCTATTCTTCCAGAATTTCTAAAACCTGATGCAGTAGACAAGGTTAGTTATGTTACGTTGAAAGACCCGATAGGAAAAGCGGACGCTTTTCGTAAAGGGGTTAACCTTATTTCCAATTGGAAAGATAAGGAAGAAGAGTTTGGACCTGTTGGTAAATGGACATCTAAAGATGTGTTGGTTATCGATAGTTTAACCTTGATGGGTGAAGCGGCTTTGAGGGGGGCACTTGTATTTAATAACAAGAAGCCGACCGATCAAGCTAGTCAACCCGAATGGGGAACAGCCGCGCGTGATGTCCAGCACATCATTCAATACCTAACGGGTTCAGAAGTTCCGTGTAATGTGGTAGTGACAACACATATGCAATACATGGAAGGTGACATGGGTGTGTCGAAAGCATATCCAACTAGTGTCGGTTCAAAATTATCTACTAAAATTGGTAGATATTTTAACTGTGTATGCAGAATAGATACTAGAAGTTCTAGTAAAGGTGTCGAGAGAACTTTACGCACAGTGTCGGATCACCGCATGGATCTAAAGGTAACGGCTCCAAAATTAATTGAGCCTAATACTGTGTTGGATCTTGCGAAATTGTTTGATTCGATTCAAAAAAATGCTCGACAAAGATTATCCAATAAGGATAATGTAATCAACATCAAGACAGGAGGCAAATAATGGCTGATGTTACTGACTTTTTAACAATGAATCCAGAAGATATACCTGAAACAATCACTCTGCCTGAGGGTAGTTATTATTTTGTTATCACAAGTTATCGCACGGACAGAGTTGGTGAAAATCAAAATCAAATTGTGCGTCTCAACTGTAAAGCACAAGCAGTTCTAGAATCTGATATCACTGATGCAGATCTAGAGAACTGTGACGGCACTCGGTTGGAATTTTGGGCAACCAAGAAAGCACTTAGACAGGGCAATCCTGTTATTTCACTTAAAGCTTTTCTAACAAAGACACTCGGTATGAGTGGTAATTCCTTTGGGGAAATGCTTGAACAAACTATCGGTCAAACATTTAGTGGTATCGTTAAGCACGAAATGGTTGGTCGCAACAAAGATATATTACAAGCGTCAGTATCTAGAATACTGCATAAGCAGTAAGTATATCATGGGTGAGTATGCTGTAAGGAGACGTGTTCCATCTCAGTTAAAAGAAGGGGCGAAGATCGCTATCGTGATGGACTTCCCTTCTTCCAATGAGGTACGTTTAAATAAAATACTTGCAGGTGATTTTATTATTAACAAAATTTGTCAGATGGCAGGGATACAAATAGAAGATTGCATGCTCACCCACACCTTTCAATTAAAACCTGCGCAAGATAATTTACAAAATTTTTTTCACAAGAGATCTGAATATAAGGCTTTGTGCAAAGAGAGTGAGTGGCGCTCCTCCTATCCAAATACCACCTCTGGTTACCTCAAGCAGGAGATGGAGCAAGACTTACAACGTTTGTACGATGAACTCAATGAAACAAATCCCAATGTCATTATAGCAATGGGAGGCGTTTCATTGTGGGCGTTGACAGGATTTGACAAAGTTAAAACATATCGTGGTGCTATCATACCTTCCAACTCCCCTCATTTAAATAGAGAATTTAAAATAATAACTACTTATCCTTCGCATACAGTGGCAAAGAATTATGATTTTAGAGCACATCTTTTTTCAGATTTTAAAAAAGCTAAAAGAGAATCAGAAATTAAAAGTATTAATTACATAGATAGAAAGTTATGGATTGAACCAACCATAGATGATTTGTATACGTTCAAAGATAAGTATATAGATCCATGCGGTGAACTTAATCCTTTATCTTTCGATATAGAAACAGCGGAAGGGCAGACTAGGTGTATTGGATTTGCCCCCTCTTTAAGACACGCTATTGTTGTACCGTTTTGGATGCCCAACCCACATTTTAAAAATTATTGGTCACCCAAGGATGAGGTTAAAGCATGGGCATGGGTTAAAGATTTATTAGAAAACGAAAACATAATTAAGGTCGCACAGAATCAAACTTATGATGTGTCGTGGTTATCATTTAAAAATAATATAAAAGTCAAAGGACTTATACATGATACCATGCATGCCCATCATGCTTTGCAACCTGAAATGGAAAAAGGTTTGGCATTTCTAGGCTCCATATACACCAATGAAGGTGCATGGAAAACATTAGCCAAGTTCTCAAAGAGCACAAAAGCTGATGAATAGTGAAGCGACCAAATTTTTTTACGGCAAAACCTTTTGACGATAAATGGCAAGAGGCGAAAACCCATGTCCGTCTTTGGCGGGCGACCTTGGATCAATTGTTGCAAGACTTGATATATATGGGCGGCGGAAAGGAGGACAGAAAAGCTCACTTAAGTGCGTGGGAATGGTTTGAAAATGAGCAGGATGCATTTGATCTAGTGTGTGACTTGGCGGATTTAGATCCTGTAAGAACAAAAAAAGAATTAAATAATTTAGTGGAGAAAATACATGGCAGTAAAGATAGAAGAAAACTTAAAGACCGCTTTAAAATTATTGAGCGGAAAAAGACAACACGAGTACGGAAATAAAAAAGAGAATCATGAAAACATTGCTCGTCTCTGGTCTGCTTATTTAGACCATCCTTTATCTGCACATGATGTTGCTATCCTCATGTTATTATTAAAGGTAGCGAGAGCCAAGTTTGGAAATCCGAGTTCCGATACATACATTGATATGGTGGGATACTCAGCAATTGCAGGAGAGTTAGCTGACGACCAGTTGCAGAAGGACGACCCCAACAACCACGTGAAGAAGCATGATCAGTCTTACTGGCGGGACGATTAATGGTGATGAAGATAATAAAAAACACAGAGATAAGTAAGATAGATTTAGATTCTGAACAGACAGAGTGGGTTTATTGCGCTCTTGATTGCGTCTTGACATATGAAATATGGGATAAGGTACATAAGGAGTTTGATGGACTTACTAAAAAAACATACCTGTTTGAATTAGATAGTTTACGACCAGCGATGGATATGATGTTGCGTGGTCTGCGTGTGGATGAAGAGGAAGTAAAGACAAGAAAGAAAATTTTAAGAGAGAGAAGATTAAAGTTGGAACGCATGCTCAATTTATTTTCTCAATCTGTTTGGGAAAAAGATTTAAACCATAACAGTCCCGTTCAACTTAAGAAAATTTTATATGAATATCTGGGACTGCCACCTGTCATATCATACAAGGGGGGCAAGCATAAGGTATCCACGGACAGGGCGGCGCTTGAACAACTTGGGGAATTTTATCCAAGAGCCAAGCCTTTCTGTCATACCATACTTGCGTTGCGTGACATAACTAAACAGCTTTCTGTCTTGGATTCCAAGCGGGATGAAGATGGAAGGATACGTTGTTCCTATAATGTGGCAGGCACGGAGACGGGTAGATGGTCATCATCTGAAAGTCCGTGGCGAACAGGAACTAATCTGCAAAATGTTACAAAAGAATTGCGTTCCATATTTATT